GATATAAACTTTCCCTTTGATCTTAGATACTTTTCTAATTTCCTCTTCTGTGAAATAGATTCCTTTTGCAAAAGAGATCCAAAGATTTCCACCAATCTCTTTAGGTAGGCCTTCTAAGGAAGTGAGAGAGTTATGGTCGCAATAGAAATCACGACCTACTTTCTTTGGAGCTCCTTCCAAGGAAGTGAGAGAGTTGTTGTAGCAATAGAAACTTCCACCTACTTTCTCTGGTGCTCCTTCCAAAGATGTGAGGGAGTTGTTGGAGCAAAAGAAATGCCCACCTACTTTCTTTGGTGCTCCTTCCAAGGATGTGAGGGAGTTGTTGGAGCAATAGAAATGCCCACCCACTTCCATTGGTGCTCCTTCCAAAGATGTGAGAGAGTTGTTGGTGCAATAGAACTCACCCTTTACTATCACATCTTCGAGAAAATCTGGCAATCGGTCTAGGTGCAAACTCCTAAGATCGACATCTTCTTGAATCACTTTTGGCATACAATACTATAGCTTAGGGCGTCTTATTCTTCAAGGATATAAACATACTCTTTGATCTTAGATACTTTTCTAATTTCCTCTTCTGTGAAATAGATTCCTTTTGCAAAAGAGATCCAAAGATTTCCACCAATCTCTTTAGGTAGGCCTTCTAAGGAAGTGAGAGAGTTGTAGCACGAGAAATCACCGCCTACTTTCTCTGGAGCACCTTTCAGGGAAGCCAGAGAGTTGTTGTAGCAATAGAAATCACCACCTACTTCCATTGGTGACCCTTCTAGAGAAGTGAGAGGGTTTTGGTCACAAAAGAAATCGCCTTCTACTTTCTCTGGAGCACCTTCCAAGGAAGTGAGAGAGTTGTTGTAGCAATGGAAACTGCCTCCTACTTTCTCTGGTGCTCCTTTCAGGGAAGTCAGAGAGTTGTTGTAGCAATGGAAATAACGTCCTACTTCCTTTGGCGCCCCTTTCAGAGAAGTGAGGGAGTTGTTGGTGCAAGAGAAATGACCTTCTACTTTCTCTGGCGCCCCTTCCAAGGATGTGAGGGAGTTGTTGTAGCAAAGGAAATTACCCTTCACTATCACATCTTCCAAGAAATCTGGCAATCGGTCTAGGTACAAAGCACTAAGATCGACGTTTTCTTGAATCACTTTGATCATACAATACTATAGATTAGGGCGTCTTATTCTTCAATGATATAAACTCTCCCTTTGATCTTGGATACTTTTCTGATTTCCTCTTCTGTGAAATGGATCCCTTTTGCAAAAGAGATCCAAAGAATTCTACCAATCTCTTTAGGTAAACCTTCTAAAGATGTAAGTTTGTTGTCGTGGCAAAAGAAATTACCACCTACTTTCTCCGGTGCTCCTTCTAAGGATGTGAAAGAGTTGTAGGGGCAATAGAAATTACCACCTACTTTCTTTGGAGCCCCTTCTAAGGATGTGAGAGAGTTGTTGCCGCAAAAGAAATCACCCTTCACTATCACATCTTCCAAGAAATCTGGTAGTTTCTCGAGGTACAAATCACTAAGATCGACATCTCCTTGGATCACTTTGATCATACAATACTATAGCTTAGGGCGTAGTCGATCTCAACTTATACATTGATGATTCTGCCTTTAATATTTGACACTTTTCTAATTTCCTCCTTCGTGAAATAGATCCCTTTAGCAGAAGAGATATAAAGATCTTCACCAATCTTTTTAGGTAATCCTTCTAGTGAAATGAGAGGATTGTAAATACAACTGAAATTTCCTCCTACTTCCTCTGGAGCACCTTCTAAGGAAGTGAGAGAGTTATAAGAGCAATCAAAATATCCATATACTTTGGCTGGAGCTCCATTTAGGGTCTTGAGACTGTTATATGTACAGTTGTAATTTCCACCTACTTTCTCTGGGGCTCCTTCTAAGGATGTGAGGGAGTTGTTGTAGCAATAGAAACCACGACCTACTTTCTCTGGAGCACCTTCTAGAGAGGATAGGAAGTTGAAAGCGCAATGGAACATGCCATGTACAACCATAACCTCTTTCATGAAGTCTGGTATTTTAGTGATGTATAATTTACTAACATTAACACTTCCATGAATTTCTTTCGACATATAAAAATATTCGGATTACCGGTCCTTAATATATTTAACAAACCCTCGGATTTTCGACCGTTTCCTAATTTCTGTTTCTGGGAAAAATTCTTTCAATTTCAAAGGAATATAAAAATCTTCGCCAATTTCTGATGGTATGCCCTCTAATGAAACCAGAGGATTGTCAATGCATGAAAATGAATATTTTACTATTCTCGGTGCACCTTTCAAAGAGGTGAGATTGTTGTTATAGCAATAGAAATCCCCACCTACTCTCTTAGGAGCTCCCTCTAGTGTAGAAAGTTTATTATCATTGCAATAGAAAATCCCATCTACTTCATCGGGGGCTCCTTCTAATGACACGAGTGAGTTAATACCACAATCGTAATCTGTCCCTACTTCTATTGGACCTCCTTCTAGAGTAGTGAGAGAGTTGCAAGAGCAGTCAAAGGATCCTTTTACTTTCTCGGGGCCTCCTTTTAATGATTTAAGCCTATTTGAATAACAATCAAATGTTTGTACTACTCTTGGGCTATTCTCTAATGTATAAAGATAATTTTCTATACATGAAAACATCCCATTGACTACAGCACCATTGAGAAATTCCGGCAATTTAAAAAGAACCAATTCATCAAGAATTACATTGCCGTTAATAACCTTCTCCATAGTATATTATAAATCAGTGCTCTCTATTCATCAAGCGTTATATTCGTCATTCCATCGTTTGATTTGTGACTCTCGAAAGATATTAGTACTTTTGACTAAGTTTAGGAACTGAGGCCAATTCTCCTTTGGTCTTTTGCTCTGTGCTAAATAGTCTACTGCTTTTGCTAATACGTATTCGTGTGCAGTTGGTTCGGGTGGAATAACGGCTGGATCGTGGTCGTACCACTTATACCCACAATTGCTACACTGACCTTTTGGTTCGCCCATCGAATCACAAATGAATGGATCTTCTACGTAGTTCTTACAATTTGTCTTCATTGTGTTGCTTGGGCTTTTCCCAAAAGACAATAAAGTCTTCCGCGGCATCTACCCCATCTTGAAATTTATCCCAATACTCTGCACCATATTCTTTTTCATTCTTTTCGACATAAACGGCAACCATCCGTTCGATCAAATGGAAAAAATGGTTCTTTTTAAATTTACTGTCTAAAGTGCTGGACTCCATACTTCTTACTTGATCATTTTTTTGATTTTCTCGAATGCCTCATTTTGGCGAGGAATAATTTCAGTCTCGTAAACCTTCGCAAATTCTTCGGAATTTTTAAAGTAGTACACATTATCAAAAGAAACCATTCCAAGGTTCTCCCCATCACGGGTGACCTTATATTTCTCGCTCTGGATGAAGTCAACGATATATTGTTTATACTTTTCAACTGGCGCCCGGTTTTGTTTGCCTTTGATTTGCACAATGGTCTTTGAGGATGGTGGGGAGAGTTCCATAGTAACGTGAGGATTATTACCTCGATCCCATAGGCTGATGATTGAAGTTGGCTTGACTTTGTACGATTCATTTTTCGCACAGTGGCCCATTGACTCTCCCTCATATTGACACACCTTTGCGGTAAGAGCACCGATGATCTTATGTCCGTTTTCAAACACATGGATCACCTTATAGTCGACACCCTCGACCAATTGATTCTTATCGACAGACGCCCCGGAGTTAGCCATCTGCTCGTCCCAGACTTCAATCTCATTGCAGTAGATATCTTCTGGAGTCTTCTTGTAGAGCTTCGACAAATATTTTTCATCTTTGGTCAAGAGGAAGTCGCACACATGAAGAAGGAAATCAATGCGACCATTATCATATACCACGACATAAGCATTCTTTTTCCAATCCTCGTCGCCTTTCGCTGGATTGTATTTACGTACAATGTTTTGCAATTCATGTCGGCACATTTCGCCGGAACTTTCGAAGAAGCGCTTCTCCGCCTTGACCAGCCATTGAGTGATCACTTCATTGTCAATGCCTTTGATTTTGGTGACTTTATTAACTGCTTCGATGATTGGCTCGATTGAGATAAGATTCATAATTAAGTGCGTTGGTGTTTATAACTATACCACTTGGTGTTTGTTCGATCAACCGATATGTGTTACTGATTTGCTAAAATAAATTTGCGAACTTCGTCGTCGATGATTGGTTTGCCTTCGTGAAGAATACTCACAATGATTTTGTATAATTCAAATGCTTTCTTTTCGAAAAAGGCGGTCGCTGCTTCGAATCCCATTGTCTCGATCCAACAATTCATTTGAGGATATTGAGGCGCAAAGTGTGCTATTGAACCATTATGGAAATTACCAATCCAGCAGAGAAGAAATATCGCTCCTTTCACATTCTTGTCACTAACCATGTATTCGAAGAACACTGCTCTTTCTTCCGGGGCCTTGCCTACATATCTATTAAGCTTCGTGATATACTCGCCGTCGAGAAAGACAATAGATCTTCCTTTGGTGGTAGCATGTTCTTTCAGTGCATCTACATTCGCATCATTAAGATATGCCTTGCGAATTGTTGGCCATTTAACATTAGTACCTCTACAGGCAAAGATAGAAGAAGATTTCAAAGGTTGCCTATTCATAGACACCTTAGTGTTCTTACGCAGATCGATCATAGTTATTATATGCTTTGGTTGTTAATAACTATACAACGTGGTGTTTGTTTACTCAACTGCTTATGTTAGTGATATGGTAGGGGCGGAGGGATTCGAACCCACAATCAACCGATTATGCTTACCACTACGGCTTTCGCCGCCTGTATAGTTTGTGGTCTGGACTATCCCTTAATCTTCGACATGACTCGGTAAGATTGAACTATTATAGTCTCTGCACGTTCCTCTTTCGAGGCTTCGCTCAGGATTGGCATCGGCATTATCCGTTAAGCGTTCCCTGAATTTAAGTTCTGCTAACTTACTATTTCTAATAAGAAGACCCGTTAAAGTCGGCTGCTTTGACCCTTAAGCTACACCCCCATAAATTTTTTCTAAAGATTACTCAAACTGGATGCTTTCAAATTCAACAATGTATCCCCCGGATTTATTTTGGTTTTCGTTCAACACTACCTTATATTCATCACCCCTGATCCCTACTACATACATCCCCTTATATGTTCCACTGGTAATGCACTTACTTCCTACAATATTTTCCGGTATGATTAAATTGTTTTCAGTGGTCCACTTGAGAACAGCAGCCCGATGATGTGACCGTGCAATATCTGGTGCATCATCGAGGATTTCTACTAGATTAGAATCTCCTGTTAAATATAGATGGTCTTCCATGTACTTAGCCAGACTGAAGCCATCATCAGTAAATACCCCATATCTTGAGATCCTTCCGAAAACCTTTTTTATATCAGAGATGCATTCTTCATCAGAAGAACCTTCATTGCAAGCATCTAGCCAATCACAATACCTACCAATGAGCCTCTGAACATCAGGGGCAGTATAATCAATTTGATCTTCGCTGAACTTTGGTCTCTTGATTGTGGTTGCTTGCATATATTATTATCAATGATGGTGTGTATAGATTCAACAAAAAAGCACACTGTTTTAGTGTGCTTTTTTGCTATGAAATATGATTCGGAAAATGAATTTGAATCTTATGGTGTTCTCATTGCATTCATCGCGCCTTTAGTAAAGCCGTCTGCCTGGGCTGCGCCTGCTGACGCTGCGGTCGATCCTACAATACTTGATGCTGCGTCATTCAAATCATCAAGAGAAAGACTTGTATTTAGAAGACCTTCCCAATTACTGTCAAGACTCACTAATTTTTGAATAATTTGATCTGCTTGTGTTAAAAGTTTGGTCAGTTGTCTTGCCTGTGCCTTCGCCTCTGCTGCAGCTGCCCCCGTCTTGGCAATATTGCTAATGTTTGCACCGACTTGCGCAGCACCTCTTCCTACTGCCTTCGCCGCGCTCCCTACTGCACTTCCTGCAGCACTTCCCAAGCCACTAACAGCGCCCTTGAGTTTATCCCACCAAGCTTCATCGATTCTTGATGGATCAGCAATGTATTGCTCAATGAGTTGTCTAATTTGTCCCGCATAAAGCTCTCTTGCTTCTGCGATCTGTACAGTCTGGGAGTATGATTCCCAAAGACGATTGTTCTCGGTATAATGTCTCATGGATAATACTTACTTATGTTTATTCGTCGTGCTGTTCGAATAATTGCTTTTCAATTTTTTCCCGGATGTCATCTTTGAGGTTTAACGCAAGAAGTGCAACGATTGCAATCCATTCTTTAACGGGCAAGCTAATTGAAATTTTATTTTTCATGTGATAAGTATTAATAATGATTACTGAATATTGGATTGAACGACGAGATCACATGGACGATTGGAAACCTATTGACAAGGCTTATAGCCATCGTGAAGCAAAAGAATTATATGATTCACATGCATCAAGAGTTTGTGGGGAGCTTGGTAGTAGCAGTGACATTCGCGTACTTAAAGTAACTTGGGAGGTTATATCGTTTCGATAAATGGTAGCCACGGTCGGACTCGAACCGACACTCTACGGATTTTAAGTCCGTTGCCTCTGCCATTGGACTACGTGGCCATGTTTCGTGTGATAGATTTATTTATTTGAGTCGAGAAGATAAAGCAATGATTTCATATACTTTAGTACTTGGTCCTCTGTTGGGCTATCACTAAGATTTGCTAGCATGTCTGCAATTTTGACTTCTGTTGCGAATCGGTTCGACGCAATGGTTTTAATATACTCGTCGTATGGAATGTCTTTCTTTTTTGTCAACATGATGACGATATCGATGATTTGGTTCGAAATCCCTTGATCTCGTAGATCTTCGACTGTCACTGACGTATCTTCCAGAACATCATGAAGCCATGCCACTGCTTCGACACCTGGATTGTCTGTGAGTCTCGATGCAACAGCTTCGGGATGTTTAATATAAGGAGTAACACCATCTCGCCGAAATTGCCCTTCGTGAGCCTTTATTGCAATGCGTTTGGCAATCTCTACGATATCGTTTGTTGGTGTCATGTGTATAATACAATACCTCGTGGTTGTTATCTAATCAAATATTGTTTAGTTTGTCAGATAATATTTCTTGAGGATTTTATACCATATCGATTCATCGTCTTCACTCAGCGAGAATCTAGATTCCAACCAAGTTCTTTCGAAATCAGTAAGATGAAAGGTTTCCATTAAGAATTGGCTTATGCTTTCGTAATCCATATACTGTTACTTAACAGCATGGCGACTAGCTAAGCACAATTCTCAATCTGACGATTTCGTCAGCGGCCTCCACCCGACATTCATGCAGAAGTATTTAACGCCATTGACCACTACAGCATCGCCAATTGATACCGAACGCAACGGACGATACTCTCTCGCGATCGCAGCCCATTCCTCACTTAGTGCATCTTCGGGTGCATTAGTAATGGCAAATGCAGCTTCGCAAGCGTCTTCTCCATCATATTTGGCAGGAAGATTAAACTCAAATTCCTGCGTCACAATCTGGTAGTCTCTTTGATTTTCTTCGTAGACTTTGTTGTTGAGAATGATGCGGATGTTTGTCATGTTATATTATAATAGTGGGTTGTGTTTTAATCAATCCTCATCTTCTGTTTCTTCGTCGACAGCTTCATTTGTGATTTCTTGCATGTCATCGTCATCAGTAACGAGGTATGAGTACGGGTCCATAAAGGTTACCATCATGAATTTAAGATCTGGCATTGCATCTCGAAGCCATTCAAAGAATGGATGGCGACGATACTTACTTTCTTTTAGGGTTTGTGGATCACAATAGAGTGTTCCTGTTTCAGCAAGATGGTTAATAAATTTGCGAGACATTTCATCTCGACCAATTGTCGGCACTGGATCGAAAATGGTGTAAGCAAATTCGCCATTTACCTTTTGACCGAGATAACGAAATGCGTTATCGACACCGTCTCTAGCATAATCAACAGGATCGTATTTCATATTGGATTGGCTATTACCGCTTCGTATGTTTGGATTTCGACTGGTTCTATATTAACGACATCTACTTCACCAGAGCGGATCATCTCGAGCATGTTTGCGTTTATCAAAGTCAGTAATGCCCACTGCATGATCTGGTCTGCCTTCTCACCTCGAATCTCGTATTTATCAATGTCCTTCTTGAGTTTTGTCGTAAGTTCTTTGCCTATCAATTCCTCAGTTGTAAACACCTTTGCATCATTCATATTATTCATATTATTAAATACTGGCTGTGGATCTAGAAACACGGTGAAGCCCCGATCCACGACCAGTATACCGACCACAAGGATTATACTTTCGATAATCCTGAAATGCCTCTTGAGAGACAATCTGGATTTCTCCGGCGGTCTTGTGACCGTACAACATAATGCCGCGAGGTCGCTCTTGAGGTTGACTTCGAGCACATCGGACGCAGGTGCTCAATTTGAATTCAAGACGCTCTTGTTCGATTGGATTGCCGCAGTTGCATTTCATATAACAAATATACTACGTGGTGTGTTGTTGCTCAACTATCAAATTGGCGACCACAATCTTCTTCCTCTTCCTTCATGCTATCGATGATAGCACGGAGGGGATTCTTATCGCATTCAGCTGTAAAGATTTCCTTGATCTCATCCGAATCCAGTGTAATGAGCATCTGCTGAAACGCTGGGACCACGTATTTCAATTCGTCTTCCTTGATATATTTGCGGAACAGGTTAGCAATTTCAGGCCCCACGATGATATCGTTGATTTCCGAAGCTACATCTCCTTCTTCTGCATCACGCAATCCATCCGTCAAAGAAACATATTGATAAATACCTTTGACAATTTCTTGAAGGAGTACTGGGAAGATCACACCACGGGCTTTGATCACATACGTCCCTTCTTCATCTTCTGCCACATCGACTTGACCGCCTTGTTCGGCTCCCATAGGAGGCATTCCATCTGGCATGGTGTAATACAGCAGTGTTGCGTATGACATGACAAACCCATATACATTCGGTGAAGCACAACCAAGCCGTTCTAGTTCATCTTCAACCAAGTGAAACGCATATTGTGTATTGAGTGCTGAGCCTTGAGCAATGCTGTTTGCGAGGACTTTCCGAGCTTTCCGCTCATCATCATCAAACATCACTTCCGCCAGACTAAACCGAATCTCCGGATCTTCTTCTTTCTCCGGAAGTTCATCCATGTCAGCATTGATATCGAGTGCATCCATATCTACAAGCTTCGCATCGATCTTGAGATCTCCATCCTGAATCATATCCCGAATGAACTTGAACTCTTCCATGTTTAGAATCGTATTCAATGCAAGTCGAGAAAGCTCATCACGATGTTCCTTCTCTCGATCGTAAGCGATCTTGACTCCATTCTTCATCTGGAAAAGCATTTCCATGAGATTGATGCTTGGAGCCTTCGAGTAGTGTAGAACTTTATTGACGAGATCGGTGTAATGCTTCGACGCCATCAGCATAGGATCAATCCCGTAGCGCTTGGACTCGTGTTCGGAAACAAGAGCCAGCCGCTCGCTGTTTGCATAACTATACTTGACGTTAGTGGTCATCGACTCAAATGTATTTTTAGTATTCATTACGCTTTTGGTTTCGGGTGTTGCCCTGGGCTTGGTTTACGGATTGGATTGAACGGTTTCGCTGGTTTAGTTGGTGCCGGCGGCTTTGTTGGTATTGTGGTTGGCATTGCTTTTCTGTTTAATACAATACAATCGGGTTTGCTTATCAGCAAACATTTATGCTTATTTGTTTGAGTCGTAATCGAGATTGATGATCTTGAACGAACCTTTGCTGTGTCGAACTACTACACCTTCAAAGGGTTTGCCATCGATTTGATTGATTCCTTTTTGGTAGAAGTTAATCATATCTTCGGATAGCAACGGCCTCACAGAGTGTTCAAAGTCAACAGTGTAATTGTCGTTTACAAACGGCACATGAGGAATTTGTAATACAGCCGCCACGTTCGGGGAGTAATCAGCGTCGCCTTCCTTTTCATACTTCAGGGTATTAAGATTGAAGACACTGAATACGGCAAAGTCCAAGGGACCTTTGCTGTGTGGGTTCTTGCTGAAATTTTGGATATTGCCTCCATAGATTTCACCTCGAAGAGCAAGTGATACGTCGTTCCGTTTGCAATACTCAAGAAGCTTCTCGAGAATATTGTATTTCTTCACGATCTTGGTATAGTTGTTATTAGTTTCTGGTTTGATTTCTAGATTGCGACTAGTAACACCAGTAGACCATTCTCCGGTCGACGGATCTTTGCGTGCGTAGTAAGTAGCACTTTGCCCATCAATCTTCAGGGTGACATCAACCTTTTCACCATACGGGAGAAACCCGATAAGGTTCTGGAATCGTTCTTCGTCAGTCTTCACCAGACTATACGGCAGATTCCCTTTAGCATCCAGAGAGGTTGGAGCAGGTGGGTCGTACTTATATACCCCAATATGGGAACTAATCTCAGTACCAACTTCGACATTTTGAAGATCGAATAACGAGTCTACTTCGGTAAGTCCCATGATAATACCAAACGACCATTCGCCTCGAAGCTTGATAGCTTTGACTCGCGACGACTTTTTCTTAAAGATTTCAGCCCAGGGCTTATCTGGAAGAACAGTATCGGGCTGGATAAAGACTACACGATCACCTACCTTATATTTGTCTTTAAGAGTGATGCATTCATATCCTAGAACTCCAACGAGATCCAACGAATCTGCATTGGGATGATGTTTGACAGCAGCGATGGTTTCAATAGAGGCGAGCTTCATGTAGTTAATATAGCTCGAGGTGTGATGTGTATCAACTATTTTAGCATTTAAGCCAGCGCCATCTTTTATGTCGAACTGCCCATTTTCGTGGGATCCATGACAAAATTTTATTGACAAACGACATGACAACTTTGTTGTATTTATACTCAGTTGCATCCCCTTGTTTCCATACGACGATATGGTCGGGCACCACTGTTGGTCTGTTATTGCCTATGCGATAGACTCGATTCCAATATACAATATCTCTATATGGAGACACCCAGCCTTGGAACCTATCATATCGTGCTGTTAATGTGTCGTAGCTTCTTCTGGAGAAACTTCGTTCGGCATAGTGCCCATCTTCATGATAGACATATATCGTTGCATTTCCGAAATCATTAAGGGGATTCATTGAAGTATTTAATTATTTGTATTTTTTCATTATGGTGAAAATTGTCATTCAAACAATCGTAAACCTGTTTGTTTGTTTCAGACAATTTGTTGTATTCCATTTTATGGATAGCACTACAACTGGTTAGGAAAAATAAAATCGAAGCAAGGAAAAGTTTCATTATAGAAACTACTTACTTCCGTCGAATCTTGGATAATATGCGTTCGTACATTATTCTACAATGTCTATATCTAAGGCGTGATTTCAGGATATCTGCGGATGCTTTTAGGCTACCCCATTTAAGCACTTTGATATTAAAGAACTTTACACCCCATCGGCGCATAGCACTTTTTGAAGGCTGATAGATATCAACCACTGGCGTTGCGCCAACAGGCTTTACCAATGCAGACCCATAGTCGGTGATGACATATCTTTTATTGTCAATCAATAAAATAGTTCCTGCTGGAAAGACAGACCAGTCAGATGCAGCAGATGTAACGCCAAGAGGAGTTCCTAATGCTGTTTTACTTTTGTACCTAATATGATCCTTTTCTGTATGAGTATACGCAGTCGTCTTAATGTGGATATCAGCTCCGTTGCATGACAGCGAAGATATCGCCAACACTAATGATAATAATATACTCTTCATAATTTTTAATCATATTTGAAATCTGGAGACGTTTCATTAAACAGTCTGTAGCTGCGGATAGGTGCTATGTCAGTTAACGTAACTGCTTGAACCTCAACACCCCATTTCTTTGCTTCTGACGCTGCATGTTTTGTAAGCTGCCGATCAATAGTATTACTGAAACATTCGTCTAGATTCGATTCTGTAAGAACTCTTTTAATAATACCTTGTGTCACATCAGCGAGTGCATCCTTCGCGGCGTTCGCTGTTAAGAAGAATGTTTTGCCATCGACAATTTTATATTTTATAACACCCTTGACAACTAAATTTGTTTTACTTTTTTGAATGAAAAGGGATTGGGGTGGCAAACTAATTGTAGTGATGACAGTGTAGTACTCATGTATTTCATCAATTACGGGGAACTTAAAGTGTATTCCGGGTTTGAGTGTTCTGTGATATTTCCCTAAACGAAATACAACTGCTTCGCTGTACGCAGGTATAACTACCGCTGGCTTTAGATAATACCAGCAACTTATTAGGGCGTCAATTAGGCGTTCTAACATTTATTTATTTGCACCTGTCATCAAATGTCTTTATAACATTTAATTCACTTGGTGGGAAGTGGAAGCGGATCTTCTGGCAGAGGGGTGATTGCTTTTGGAATCCATGAGAACCCAATGCCGATATTAAAGTATGGCTTGACCCGATAAATCTTTGTAGATGCACCAACTGATGCACCGTATCCATTATCTGTCTGTCCTATCTTCGCATCGATCGATCCGTTGACCTTTGCTTCGTCGGCGAGTCCCTCGACTGTTGGTTTAATAGTGTTACAACTTGACAATGTCAGTGCAGTGATTAGCATCAGAATTAGCTTGCTCATATGTTTACTTACTATAAATTGTGGTTGTTTTCAAATCAACAGGTGTTTGCTCAGTCCTCAACAACTTTGCCATCTGCATTTTTGATGGTAGCCCCCTTGCTTGTTTTGAATGGAATCCGAACATTATTGTATGTGTTACTATCCTTTACTTCTAGAATTCCTTTGGAAACATTCCATGCAGTATCCGTGCCAATAAACGTGTTCTTACTGCATGTAGCTAAGCTATCGCTGTTCGCCCAAGACGATTCATGAACTCGAACTCCAGTGATACCACCATAGATTATGTTGTTGTTAATCACTGCACCATCTGCCTGGTTGAGTTGAATTGACTTATCTCCTTTGTTGCTGTTCATGAATTCACAATAAGATACTTTGAAGTTCTTTGCTTTGATGCTTGTAGAGACCGCATCTTCGCCTACATTAAGAAATGTCACATACTCAATACCTGAATTTGGTTTAGCAAACATCGCCGCATTCTTATTGTTTCGGACGAATCCGTTTTTAACAACAAGAGGGATATTTGCTACAAATAGCGGTTCCTGTGTTTCACTTTGTCCTCCATCTCCTCGTTGCTTAGTCCCATCTAAGATACCTCCTTTCAAGTCTAGAATGTATACACCGTCTTTGTTAATTGCTTTTGTGTCTAATGTTTTTTCTGCTTCTTTCAAATCCCTCGAATCATTAATATGCCACGATGTTGGTTTGTACACCTTCGCTGATGGTGAGGGTGTACGATACTCTGGTTTTGGGCTTACTGTGCTGCAACCTATTAGAAGCGAGCACAGAAGAAGTGTGAATGTTGATTTCATTTAGGAATAAGCAAATTTGTGAGGTTCTTTAATTGATCGTTTGTCATGTGAATATATTCAATATCATCTCCATAGTATTCGACATCATTCACCTTTGCTATTTTGATATTTGACAAAATAAGATCACAAATGGATGCAGATTTTGGATCTGTGTGGTCAATGCGAATTTGTTGAATAATCGCTTCTAACCGATCCAAAGTATCTGCATTCCATTTGTGAAGTGTGTTTAGCATATATAAATCGTGTCCAACATCTTATCCATGATGGGACCGAAGATACTAATATCCAGAGGACATAGTTGCAAGAGCACGTTCAGTGTTAGTTCAATCATAATTATTCAGTGTAGTGGTACATATACGCTTCATGGCAATCAACGCAGCGGAATTTGGTATTCTCAACGAATGCGGTTGCTGATTCATGGAAGTGACCAAAGAACCAATGCTTTGGTTTAGTTAGTTGATACAGCTTATCCATATCTTCATTTTCAATCTTGAGATCCTGTTCCAGATCTTTATCAGCCACCATCATCGATTTGACAAAGTTATTAATACCAAAAAGACCCGAGATCGGGGGGCGGGTATGAGTTACTACAGCATCGTATGTTTCGTATGCAAAATTCTCATTAAGATAGAACGTTTCATTTTTCCACCAAGTAGGAATGCTAGTATTATATCTATCAATCCGATCAATCGATACTGCACCGCCTACAAGAAGAATTTTCTTACCAAGCAATTCAAGAACAGTATAGTCGGGGAGCAATTCGATATTGTCATACCCTCCTATTGTCTTCCTAGTATTAAAGTATCCTGGGTCATCATGGTTTCCACGAATGACATACAAGTGACTATTCGATTCAGCAAGGAACTTGTGAAGTGGTTTGAGTAATTTTGGGTACTCATGATCCTCAAAGAAACCAATACCAAAATCCCCCACATGGATGATATGAGCATTCTCGATTTGATTTCGCTTAAGCTTAATAGCAAAAAGACCAACATCTCCGTGAATGTCTCCAGCAATAATAATTTTATCTTTTGTCATATCAAGCAGCCAGATTAAGTCGTTTGAAGTTGTTTTTCTTTACCATATCATATACACCGTATCTGTCGAGGATGAGGCGTTCAAGGATTTCGATATCATGGGCATCCTCGAAATTCCAAAGCATCTTTGAGATGACAGGGCACTCTGCAATGAAAAGATCCCGGATGGCTTCTGCTACTTCACGGCATTCTTTTTGTGTAGTCTTGTATAGGCGTTTGTTGAGTGTCGTAATCCAATCTCGCACTTTGCCATTGAAGACAATCTTTGTCTGTGTTGCCTCTGGCATCACCATTCGTGCACATTCCTTCGCTACTCCATTCTTAATGAGTTCCTGGTATAGCTCTCGTGTTTGGTTGAGATGATCTTCAATCGCTTCTGACGCATGTCTACTCTCATCTGTATACATATCATCTGCACTCTTAAACAATACTGGATTGATGAGATCCGTCGATGATTGCCTATTGTTAGTGCATTGCGCTCTAATCTCGATTGGTTCGAATTCAGAGACTGCCTTATATCGCTGGCTGAGCTCTTGTGGTTGAAGACTCCAATGACGAAGTAGTTCCCGACCGATTGCTCTGCTGGTGATGATTTCGATACCCAAGTTTGCCATTGCGAATACCGACCAATGACCTTCTCGGAGACAATGCCTTAGGAGCTTGTGCGGCTCCGTAAACAGTTCATTGACTTCTCTTGAAGAGGAGATTCTAGCAATCCCGACAAGGATCTCATCGATGCTCTTGTCTGTGAATTCGGCGACGCCTGTTGTTTTTGTTACAAGTCTGACTTCCATGAATTAATATAAAATAGGGTTATGTGTGAATCAACAGTTTTTATCATACATCACCAAGCAGATGGATTGCATATATTCCGAAACAGATACTGAATATAGAATCGACACTTCAGATATGTGTTGAATAAGAGTTGTTCTTTTTGACTATAGATTTTGTAATCGTCTGGTATTGTATACCAGAAACCATACTTCAGGAATGAGTCACTGTCGATATGTTTTCTGATCTTGCGAATTTGTTGGAGGCGAGGATCTTGTGTCATTGTGACATTATTTATTTTACGAACATCTGCCAATCATCACGCAAAATATCAAATACTACACCATCTTTTGGTTTGGTGGGTTTCCATAGCAACTTCAACCCACATTCAGACGGAGTCCTATCTGCTTTAGCGTTATTCACTTCGCGATCACAGCAGACCAAATTATCCCAAGTGTTGGTACCACCTCTGCTAGAAGGAATGATATGATCAACACTGAGTTCACTCTTTTGTAGTTTCTTTCCGGTGTATGCACAAGTATAGTTATCTCTCCGAAAAATGTTTTGCTTAGTAGGAAATTTGCCCTTCTTAATGACCATTCGGTCGAATCTGCTACAGATCACAATGGAGGGCAACCGCACTGGTCCTTTGGATGTTTGTACATAATCATCACAAGGACGAATAGGTAGCTTGATCCATTGCTTCCAGTCCTTGATTGCGATGAACGATTCTATTTGCGTAGTATCGTACGACCCATCCTCATTCTGGGTGTAGCTAATATCCAGTGGGACAAAAGATTTGGAGAAAATACCAACCATGATATCAGACCAACTAGCCGGTTCTAGTGGTTGATAGTTAGCATTGAGCTTTAAAATTGGTCTCTTTGAGATCATACAATATTATACAGTGTGGTGACATTTTAATCACTCATTATTTGTTGATTGGGAATTTCCAAACAGCATCCGAACCCGAACCGATCTTCACGAGTTTGTTTTCCTTATTGAGCTTGTAAAGCATCTGCCGAGCATATGCTTCGCTGACATTCAGTTCTTGAACCACGCGATCGATCGTAATGTTCGGCGGTTCCTTCATAGAAAGGATCTGGTCTTCCTTGCGTGATTTTTTCGATTTCGCGGACGCGGTAGTGAATGCAGACATATCAGCGAGCGCAGACAAATCGTATCCGCTTGGACTGATTCTCAACACACCACTATACGGGGTACCATAACGGTTTTTCGAGGTTTGGATGTCTCGATGATCATCAGATTCATCATTGATGCTGATTGCGATATTACAATCAACCGCATGAGTAATCACAGTGCTTCCTTTGAAGTTTCCGTTTTTGGTTTGATGGAGGATGATACCAACCGCACATTCGCTCTCTTTGGCTGCGGAGACGATTTTGTTAATTGCGTCCGCATCTCCCATGCGCTTATCATCGAATTGAAGTGTAGCAAAGCTGTCGACGATCAGAAAGTCCATTTGCTTCATCATCTTGCAGATTTCTTCCACATCCGTCTCGTGACATACTTGAACGGATTTCAAACCCAACCGGCGGCAGCTGTACGCGAGCATCGTGGTAGTTTCTTCACCAGTCACGTATCCCGCTTCATATCCT